CCTGGACGAACCCCGCCGTCAAGCTGGGGGACGAAGTCATGCTCTACTGCATAGATCCAACAGCAGGCGGGCAGTTCGACATTTTCCACGGAAAGATTTTCATGCAGAGCCGGGAGTCTAGCTCCTATGAAATGGAATTTGTTGCCTATGACAAGCTGATTTATCTGGCGAAATCAAAGTACACATTGAAATTTTCCAAGGTGCCGGTCAAAGATGTGCTTTCCACCATTGCCAGCAAGGTAGGGCTCACCCTAGGCAGGACGTCCGACGATCTGACTTATGCCGTTGACTTTGTGGCCGACGGGATGACCGGCACAGAAATCATCAAGAAAGCCCTGGAACAAGGACGGAAGAAATCCGGGAAAAGCTACCACATCTACCTGGATGCCCAGGACCGGCTGAACGTCGTCAGGGCTGACACGATCATCCAGGGATTCACCATCACCGACATGACCAACCTCACTACGGCCAGTCACAGTGCCAGCATCGAGGATATGGTCAACCGGGTGGAAATCGCCGACAAAGACGGCCACATCATCGGGGCCGTCACCAATTCCGACGACGTCAAAGCCTATGGCACCATCCAGGACGTCTATAAGGTTGACAACAAGCAGGATACTCAGTCCAGTGCAAAAGCCATGCTCAAGAGTGTGTCAGAGCACAGCGAAGCCGAAGCCCTGGGGAACGTCCAGTGCATCGCCGGCTACGCTGTGGAAATCCAGGAAGAACAGCTGAAGGGGAATTTCTTGATTATCTCCGACTCACACACCATAGAGAATAACCGGCACATGATGAAACTGACTCTGCGCTATCTGGATCCGACGAGCAAGCCGGAAATCACGACCGAGGGAAACACCTCCGGCGGCATCACCATCGGGAACATCGACGAAGGCATGAGCTCCGGAGAAGCTGCCTGGCTGGGAGCCACGATGGACAACGGGACGGAAGGATGTGTGGAAGCAACTACGAAGGTGGGAAGCTACTACAGCCCGTTCCTCTCTCAAGAACAGCAGAACGGTGTGGTCAACGTCGAGGATCTGGAAACCGATGCCGGAAGCGGGAACGTCATCTCTTTCGAGTCCACTCAACTGGAAAAAGGCGACGTCATCGTCTACGACAGCCCCACCGAATCTGATGCCCACGTGGTCATCTACGACGGAAGCGGCGGATACATCGGGAACAGCAGTTCCCAGAACCAGGTGGTCCATGGCTCCGACTACACGGAGATGGACGGACTGACGCCCAGTAAAATCATCAAGACATCCAAGATCTAAGGAGAAAACGACATGAAGAAAAATCCATACAGCGAACTCCTGGGGATCATTAACGGCATCGGAAAAAACAACCAGTCTCCAACCATTCAGATCGGGACCATCCTGGAACCGCCGCCGAACATCAAGGTGAGATACAAGTCCATCATCCTGGAATCATCCGAGTGCTACATCTCTGAATATCTGCTGACGGAATATGCCAGGACGGCCCGTGGAGTCATTAAGACCCAAACGGAAAATGCCCAGGGTGGAAGCGGCGATGCGGCCTATGCGTCCCATCTCCATCAGGTCAATCACAGCTACACAGAGTCCTGGGTCACCACGGACACACTTAAAAAAGGCGACAAGGTGGCCATCATGCCCTGTGAGTCAGAAGATGGAACCAGCCAGACCTACATCATCCTGGACAAAATTGTCAGACCGAATCGAGGTGGTTTTTAATGAATCCTTTCATCGCCGGGCCTATCACCCAGACCGCTAAAAGCTACACGGCAAATCTCCCGGAGCTCCGGGAGCTGGCCTGGGATTTCAGCCATGATCGTTTCGTCCATGATGCTGACGGCAGGCTGAAGACCGTCACGGAAAACGAAGCGCTGAAAGTCTGGATTTACAAGGCGTTGAAAACGGAGCGCTATCGCTACATGGCCTATCTCCATGGCGATTACAACGCCGAAGGGAACTATGGCGTTGAGCTGGAACGTTTTATCGGAACCCGCTCCAACAGTGAAATCAGCGCCACGGAAATCAAGCGGTACATCAAAGAGGGCATCCTGGTGAATCCGTACATCAAAAGCGTGGATGCCATCGAGACCACCGTCAGGGACGGCGATAAGCTGACCCTCACGGTTAACGTCACAAGCATCTACGGACAGACGTCTGTGTCAGTAGGAGGTGATTGAGCTTGTTTGAAACTCAGACCAAAGACGAAATCCAGAAGCGCATGGCGGCGGACCTGTCAGAAATGAACCCGAACAGCACCATCGAAGGCAGCTTCGGGCGGGACGTCATCAACGCCACCAGCGTGGAATTTGAAAAAACCTATGCAGAACTCTCCCTGGTAAATCAGGCCGGCTTCGCCCAAACCTCATGGGGTGAATATCTTGAAAACATCGCAGAAGAGCACGGCGTTTTCCGCCGGAGCGCTGTCCGAGCAATCGGCACCGTCACGGTGACAGGCACAGGGACCGTCTCCCAAGGTGCGCTTTTCCAGACACAGGATGGGACGGAGTTTTCCGCTACCAGCACTGTCAAGGTGACTGCATCGGCAGACGTTCCCATTCAGGCCGTAGAATACGGCTCCAAAGGTAACGTGGCCGCCGGGGCCATTACGATCATCCCCATGAGCATCCCGGGCATCACCAGAGTGACAAACTCCAAAGCCACCTATGATGGTTTTGACGAAGAAACGGACAATGAACTCCGGGAGCGGCTGCTGTTTAAAGCCCGCATGCCGGCCACGTCCGGGAATATGAACGACTACATCGAATGGGGGACGTCCGTGGAAGGCGTCGGACACATCACCGTGGTGCCTCTCTGGAACGGCAACGGTACGGTAAAACTTCTGGTGACCGACTCCAACGGCCAGCCGGCCAGCGCAGACCTTTTGGCCAGGGTGTCAGAAAAAGTCGAAAGCATGCACCCCATCGGCGCCGCAGTGTCCGTCATCCCTCCGTCCGTACTGGGTCTGACCATCGCTCTGACTCCCACCAAAGGCGGGGGAGATGCTGCCGCCATCAAAAAGGTGCTCAACGCTTACTTTCTCTCCCGGCAGTATACGGAGAAAAAAGTAAGCTATGCCAAAGTCGGGCAGCTTATCATCGAGAACGCCGACACGACCCAGGTGGAAGACTACGACAATCTCACCATCAACGGGGCGACTGCGAACATCGGCGTGGACACTGACCAAATCCCGTCCGTCGTGGAGGTGGTGCTGAATGCCTAACTTCAGACTGCTCAGAGACAGCGACCCGGACGTCAGCCGGTATCTGCCTCTTTTTTTATGCAACGACCCAACCTTTAAATCCTGGCTGGACACCCAGAGCGAGGAACATAAGCGCATCTGGATGGACATCATCGACGCATGGAAGCAGTTTTACGTGGAAGAAGCCACCTGGGGCCTCTCCGACTGGGAGAAATTTCTGGGCATCCCCACGGATGAAAAGCTGTCCTACACGGTACGCAGGTCCGCCATCATCGCCAAGATGAACGGCACTCAGACAGTGACCAAAGCGTTTCTGGAACGGACCATCAACAGCTTCACATCCGATAAATCCAGCCGTGTGGTGGACCATCCCGACCAGTACAGCGTTGACATCTATCTGCCGAATGGTGGCGTGCTGTCATTCGAAGAGATGGATAAGGCCATCAGGACGTTCATGCCGGCTCACATTGGGTGGCGGTACATCTACCAGACCTACGTCAACGGAAGCCAGTACATCGGGGCTGTCCTTCGCCCGGCCCGGACGATCATGGAAATGGGCCGCCTTAAAGGCGACAAGCTGACCGGCCAAAGCGTGCTCCGGCTGGATAAGGCCATTGACTACGTCAACGGAGATGGACAGATTCAGACCACGCCGGACGGAGTTAAGACCAACGCTGTTTTTGATGCTGATTACACAACCGTCAGCCCTTCGCCCTATGCTCCTATAGGGTCCACGGATGGAGTTTTTACAGTGGCCGCTGACGGGACGATTAAACCGAATTAAGGAGTGAGACAATGGCAGAATTCCATAATATCACCGTCACCAATGACGGCATGAAGCTGATTGCCCTGGCCAGTGCCATGCAGAAGCCTTTGGTCTTCGACAGGATGGACATCGGCGACAGCCGGCCTGCCGATGCCAGCAAAGTGGCCGCCATGAAAGCTGTGGTCAGTAAACGCATCGAAGCTTCTATTTCTGACATCGGAGTGGTTACCAATGCTGATGTGAGCGAAGCCCGCTATCGCATCCTGGGGAAGTACAGCAACAGCAACGTCACGACGGGCTTCAAGCTGTCCGAAGTTGGCGTGATTGCCCACGTCGAATCTAACTATTACCAGGACAGTGGCTGGAATGGTTATGCCGGAGAGAACCTTCTCTTCGGTTATTTTTATGCAGATGCGGGGAAAGAGGATTGGCTGCCGTCCAAAGATACGCCCATGGACGATTTGCAGATGGGCGCATACTTTACGGTTAGCAATGCCACCAACATTGCCGTCTATATCAACGAGGAGGACAACGTCAGCCGCTCCGACTTTAACGCCCATCTGACAGATAAAAACGCCCACTCCGATGTGATCGGCTGCACAAGCACGTCCGACGGTGTCAGAGGGTTCGTTCCTCAGCCGAAAAAAGGCATGCAGGACAACTATTACCTGGGCGCAGACGGCACCTGGAAGCAGGTCAAGCAACGGTCTGTTAAGGATATCATCGACATCATCTATCCGGTTGGATTTGTCATCACTACCACCGGCGACCAGAACCCGAACCAGCTGTGGGCAGGAACTACGTGGGAACGCTACGCTGCAGGCCGGGTACTGATGGGCGCAGGGACGTACACTGAAAACGGCGTGACCTACACCTACACCAACGGGGCCACAGGCGGCGAAGTCAAGCACCCACTCTCTGTTGATGAGATGCCTAGTCACAGTCACAGCTTTGCCTTTGGCACAACCAATGTTTCTTTCAGCTTTTCCATTCGCTCTCAGTCTAAAGATGCCGCCAACGTGCTGGCCGGAACGAACACCACCGTTGCCAGAAGAGAACATAACAGTGGATACGCCGTAGAGCCGTCTTCTGCTGGTTCGTGGTATCGTGACGAACTGTCTTTCAACAAAAACATCACGCCCACTGGAACGATGGGCAGCACCGGTGGGAACGGCCTGCATGAGAACCGCCAGCCCTACACGGTGGTCAACTTCTGGCGTAGGACCGCATGATTAAGCTGTGCGCCGCCAGAAATTAACGACTACATAAGGCTGTCTGTTTTCGTGGCTCCCATTACCGCCCATAGAAGAGATTGTGATTGTATGAGAGTGGTTACCCGCATAGCTCGTTGTCCCAGTTGAAGCATGACCGGTATTCGCACCTTTCTTCCCGTTGTCCGGGTTTCCGTCAGCCGCAAGGTAGAATGTATGAGCGTGATTACCATCCGTGGAGCAGGATGCCGAATGACTATGGGCGGGCATCTCATCAACAGAGAAAGGACTGATTAAATGAGTGTTTTCCAGATTTTAAAAAACAATGTTTTGATCATCGACGGGGACCGCACCTACAGCGATACCGTCGATAATTTTTTATTAGACGCCGGAGCTGTATCCGTCCCGGAATCCGTTATCTATAACGACGACCAGGAGTGCTGCGTGGTGGATGGGGATTTCCGAGATTATCCCAACGGCACCTACAGCGGCTACTGTGACCGCATCCAGGACCTGATGGATGCCCAGGCTAAACGTACCTACGTGCCACCGGCGGAGCCGACGGAAGAGGACCAGAAAGCCAGCCTCAAGGCCGACTATGACAGTGCTGTCAAAGAGCTGACTGACTCCATGGCTGTGGCCCTCTTGACTGGGGATACGGCTGCCCAGGAGAGTATCCGGGCAGATTTTAAAAACCTGCAAACTGCATACAAGGAGGCGGTCGAGAATGTTTAAAATTCCGAAACGTTGCGAATACTGCGCCCACAAGCTGGTGGACGGAAAATGCGTAAACCCGGCCTGTATCGCTTATAAGCCGGAACAGCAAGCCGATGAAAAGAAAGAAGGTGAGTCTAAATGACAACAAGAGCGATTGTACCGAACGGCGATGGGGAAGGCTCCCTGGGCACCTCTACGGCTAAATGGGGAGCGGTTTACTCGTCAGACCCGGCCAGCGGCGAGAACAGCGGCCAGGTGCCTACCACGGCGTGGGTTCAGAAGCTGGTAGCCGAAGCACTCAAGACGGCCAAAAAAGAAATCTACAAACAGGCCAAACTTGACGCCCACCCCGTCGGGTCCTACTACTGGAGCAATGACAGCACCAGCCCAGCCACCCTTTTCGGCGGCACGTGGGAGGCTCTGCCTGCCGGATATACACTGATTGCCCAGGGGTCCGGGAGCGACTCTTTCGGGAATTTCACATACGAAGCCGGTCAAAAATATGGCGAACGGAAGCACCAGCTCACCACCGATGAACTTCCGAAAATTTCCGGGAGTGTTTCGTCATTACTGAGATGGAACACTGGTAAAGTTCAAAGTGGCGTTTTGAAGGCCGTAGAAGGAACATCAAAATTCCCTTCATCGTCGTCTGAAAACGTCTCAAACACCACCGTTTCTATCGAGTTTGGCAAGGACGTCGCCCACGAAAACCTGCCTCCGATGGTTGCGGCATTTGCCTGGAAACGGACAGCATAAGGCCCACCGATGAACTGGCATCTCACCAACATGTGATTAGGAGTGTTACAACAGACGGAAATTTAAATTTTGTTGTCAACGAATCTAAAATTGGTAATTTTTCTGGGGCAACAATCCCCAATAAATATCTTTGGTCAAATAAAGCTGGAGAACAAGTTACATCTGGCAACACCGGTGGCAATGCGTCTCACAACAACCTTCAGCCATCAGTCTGTGCATACTGCTGGAAACGCACGGCCTAGGCGGTCCTGCGCCATCCGTACGATGCGATGGACGGGGGTAGCGTATTGTGGGGTACGTTTTTACCCGTGGCATCCGTAGACCGGCTTCTTCCGGTTGCCATGGTGCCGATTGTACCGGCATCGACATACCAACTCCCGTTCTCCCGTTGTGCCCCGCTTTTAGTCGTATCCAACGTGTAGCTATGGCTATGGCTAGGCAGCTCATCGGTGGATACCTGGAAAAACCATTTCATCCCATTTTATCCCACTTTATGTCCTTGACAAAAACCCATTAAAGCCATACTAAGCACAGTCCCACATCAAGACACAGAGCGGCTTTTGCTCCACGTCCCTGAGTCGTGGCTACAACCATACTAAACCCTGTCTATGGCCTTCCGCAGGTCTGACAGGGTCTTGTGTGTGTAGGTCCCTTTTGTGATGCCCGGCCTGGCGTGGCCCAGAATCATCCTGATGGTTGTCTCGCTGACCTCTGCACGGTCAAGGAGCGTGGCCAGGGTGTGGCGGCACTCATGAGGGGTGTGCTTCATCCCGACCGTCTCCATGGCTTTGTTCCAGAGCCTTCGGAAGCTGTCGTAGGTCTGACACGGGCAGATGATGCCGGATGCTTTCCGTTCTGCGAGCATCCCCAGGATACGGTGATGGATGGGGATTTTACGGACTCCGGCGGCCGTTTTTGACTGCTTGATGTCGATGTATCTCTGACGGATGCTGATGTCTCCCGGCCGTAGGGAGATGAATTCCCCGACCCTCATTCCTGTGTAGATAAGGATGAGAGCATCAGAGACGCCAGAAACATCCAGTGACCGCCAGAGACGGCCTATCTGCCTGGCTGTGAATGGCTTTTTATGGTAGACGATGGTGTGCTTCGGAAGCTCGATGAACGGGCTCAAATCGTGGTCCACGATACCGTTTTTGATGGCATGCTTATACATCTGACTTAGTAGTACCCGGCATTTCTTTCGGGTGCAGTAGCCGGCGGGTACAGCGTCGATGGCTGCCTGCAAATCCGGATAGGCGATAGCATCAAAAGGCATGGCGTGGAGCGGGGAAAGATGCCTGTAGCTGATGCGGTAGGCCTGCTGACTGGATACCGAAACATCTGGGAAGTGCCTTTTGCTCCATGCCGCATAGACAGCGGAAAACGTGACTTGATAGGTTGGTGTGCATTGGTTAATCTCAACAAGGAATTCAAATGCGGATTGGTAGTCCTCAAAATATCCCATGGCCCGCTGACGTCCATCTATGGTCTTTTTGACTACATAAGGCCTCCGCCGACTCCCCTTCAGCTTATAAACGCTGCCGTATCCATTCGGTAATCTCATGACAACATCTCCTTATATCTCATATAGGGAGCATTATACAAAAAAGGAGGTGGCCTATGGATGTATCACTAGGTGACATCGTAGCCGTCTTGACTCTCCTGGGCGGGGCTCTGGTGTGGGTCATCCACGTGATCATCAGCCCGCTCAAAGTCCTGCTGGACCGTGTGGTCAAAAGCCTTGACAAACTAGACGAAACGCTCAGCAAGGAACGTGCCAGGCGGGAGAAAATCGAAATCCGACTGGAAGCCATCGAAGCCAGGGAAAAGAGTAACTCCCACCGCATCGACGGCCTGGAGGAGCAACAGAAAAAATGCTTGAACAAATCTCTCGTAAACTGAAAAGAATGAAGCAGCTTCGAATCTCAATCCAATCCGTGTGGCTGTTCCGCTTTATCGTGTTCATCGGGCTGGCGCCTTTCACGCTGGCCCTTTTTCTATGGGTGTTCGCCCTGGTGACAGGGCTCCACGAGGAATGGCTCTTTAAGATGATCGACGCTGCGCTGCGCATCGGAAATCAAGTCCTGGGACCGGCCGTGGTCTCCGGGCTGCTGAACATCGTGCCCAGGGTGACCGACTCCAACGGCGACGGCGTCCCGGACGTGGATGAAAAGGAGGAAAAAACTGATGAAAAAAGTGACACTGGACGACATCCAGACCATGGCTGAGGCATCCCGTGCCCAGCTCTGGGAGGATGCCCGGAACATGCGGAGAGATGTAAAAATCTACCTGCACTGGACGGCAGGAAGGTATGGTCAGTTTTTCGACGACTACCATCTCAATATCGATCAGGACGGGACTATCTATGCCAGCACCGACGACCTCAGCGAGACCCTGGCCCACACCTGGCATCGAAACACGGGGTCCGTTGGCGTGACACTGTGCTGCTGCTACGGGGCCGATACGGCAGATCTGGGAGACTATCCGCCCACAGCTGCCCAGATTGAGGCCATGGCCCAGGTGGTAGCCGTGCTGGCCAAAGCTCTGTGGCTGACTATCGACCAGGACCGGGTGCTGACTCATGCAGAGGCAGCGGACAACGTGGACGGGCTGCTGCCCGTGGGCGACGAGTACGGTCCTCAGACAACTTGTGAGCGCTGGGACCTGCAATACCTGGGCACTAGCGAGAGCCCAGAGTGGACTGTTGACTATGACGACCCACGGACCGGGGGAAACATCATCCGGGGCAAGGCCATCTGGTACAGGCAGCAAATGGGGGAGTGAGACCTATGATAGACATACGGGATCCGGACATCCGGAAGACGGTCCTTATCATAGCAGGTGCGTGCTTGATCGGTCTCGCCACCGGGATGATCCATGGATGCAGCCGAGAACGCCAAAAAGAGCAGCCCACCGTGATGCCGTACCAGGACACAACGGACCCGGGCAAAACTGCCGACCAGCTCAAGCTGTCTGACGACTCCACCCGGGCGGTGACCAAGGAGATCTACCGGATCCAGCAGACCCAGCCCACGCCCCAAGTGACTTACTACGTCCAGACTCCGGATCTGACGGCCGGAGCAGAGACAGTGGCCCGGGACATCCAGGAGGATAAACCATCCGTCCCGGCAGCTGCCCGGGAAAAGACGGATCGCACAGTGGTGACCGCTGATCATGACCGCCAGAAGGTTGATGTGTACAAAATCAATCTCAAAAAGCCGCACAAGATCAAAGCCGGGATAATGACCGCTGATGGTAAAACCTACGGGGGCATTGGCTACCAGGCAGGGCGCTGGGAAGGAATGATCTATACAAGGACAGGCCGGAAGATAGAAGCGGCGGCCGTAACCTACACAATAGCAGAATGGTGATGTAGCCCCAGGGATAATCCCTGGGGCTTATTTTTTTGAGAAAAATCTCTAAAAACTTATTGACATTCCACGCAATGCGTGGTAATATATAGTCAAGGAAAGGGAAGGGGACGAAAAAGAAAGCCCCACCTACAGAAAAGGAGAGATTAAAATGACTAGATTCTACGACAACAACCGGGTACTGGACATCACGATGAGAGCTGAAAGCGGAGAGGATTTCAGCCAGGACTTCTTCCAGGAAGCCTGCACCAGAAAAAACTACAACGAAGACCTGGATGCTTACCGGGTTTACGATGTGGATTATCTGGTAGACTACGCAAAGAGTTACCTGGATGGCACCAACCAAGACGTTGATTATCCCGAAGACTACAAGCCGGAATACGAACTGAACTACAGCATCGAAGACCGGCCGGGCACCGATCCGGTGGAACTGGAAACCGAAGCCGCTTCCCTCTATGATGGAGGGTGGAGAGCTGAAGATCGGGACGCCATCCAGCAAGAGTACGACCTGACGGATGATGACGCCGACGCCATCGTTGAAAAGCTGTCCGAATACGCCAACCGCTAAACCCAAAGGCGGGGTTCTTCCCCGCCTCCCATTGAAAGGAGAAGAAAAATGAAGAAACTGCAAGCCATGCACGTATACAGAGTTGGACACGGCCCCATGCCTTACGTCAAACTGGATAACAAGTGGTACAGCCTTGATGGATGGGACGGAAATGTGTACCAGCGCTGTCGGGAACGTAAAGGCGGAGAGATATTAAGCGAATTTGTCGGGGAGACGGTTTACAAACTTAAGCCCATCGTCGAAAACGGAAAAACCGTCGGCTACGAATTTGTAAAATGAAAGGAGAGCCTATCATGAAATGCTTCGTGAATTTTGTTAACAGAGACAACGGCGAGGAAGACGCCTACAAAATCATCGGGGTGCCCGTGGAAGCTGAACAGAAGATGGACGTCTGGATTCAAAATCTGATCCAGGAAATGAAACCCATCCAGCAGAAGCTGGACAAGGAATTTGGCGCCGCCCATTCCTTGCTGATCGTAGTTAAAGATGGGGCCGAAGAGGTCTTCAGCCTTCATGCTGACTGAAAGGAGAAAAACGATGAAAACGATTGCCATTTCCACAAAATACCGCAAAAACTGCGGAGATCAATTTAACACCGTCTTAGGCATCGATCTTTCCATGGCCGACGCCGTGGCCGCCTATAAGCGTGACTGGTGGGACCGGCTGGTTGATCAGGACAAGAAAAGCACTAAGCTGGCCTATGTAAGCATTGTCCCCATCCCGGAAGAAGCCCCGGAAGACGGAGAGACCTTCCAGTGGTACGATGATGAAATCGTCCTCCCGGCCCTCTGGGAAGAAACGGCCCTGGATACCCAGGATGTCGTCAAGGACGGGAAGCTGGTGGTGGCAGAATGACCACTATCAAGGAAGCCAGGGAAGCAGCTGGGATGACTCAGAAAGAGATGTCCGAAAGACTGAAAATCCCGCAGAGGACTATCGAAGACTGGGAAAGAGGGGCCAGGAAGCCGCCGGAGTGGGCGGAAAACCTCATCGTCAGAGAGCTCCAAAGGATAGCCAAAGAGGACCGTCACTGACGGCCCTCTATTTTTTGACTGGGATATGGTATAATGAGCTAAAGCCATGGCACGGCCATCTCTGGGTTCCAGAACGGAGTAGGCGAAAACTTAGCATTCCTTTGTGATGGCCACACTAAAACCACACGTGGTTTTGTAGGACGAGCGTCTGAGGACAATCGTCCGATTTTTTTATATCCGGAGTTGCTTTTGCCGGCAAAAATACGGCAGAAATTCGCCGGAAAATATCGTTTTTCGTGGAAACATTCAATTCGATTTCAACGCATTCATCTCGATTCTATGCGGCTCCCGGAAACCATGGACGAAAAGCCCCATCTGGGCTTATAATAGAGAGTAAAAAGGTATAAGCCTGGAAGCCACGTGTTTCCGGGCTTTTTCTTCGTGACGGCAAAAATACGGCAAAAAAATTTAAAGCAGGCACTCCATTTCTGCCGCCGCCCTGTCCCTGATGTCCTGGGTATAATCCAGGTAGGTCTCTGACACTGTGGCCACCGTATCCCCCAGGACAGCAGCCACCAGGTTAACGTCTCCCGTGGCTTCCAGCAGGAGGGTGGCGAAGGTATGCCGGAAAGAATGGAAAGATCTCCCAGGGAAATCTTTCTGGATGTAGTAGTTGAGCTGGTGAGAAAAATTGTAGGCGTCCAGACCGCCGAAAATCCGGCCGTCTATGCTCAATGGCTGCTGTTTTTTCCACGTCCGGAGAGCGGAAAGAATGGTGCTGCTTACATGTATCGTGCGGACACTGTTCCTCGTTTTGGTTGGCTTTAAAGCGTACTTTCCACGGGCCACGAGGCCCCACTGCTTTGTGACGGAAACGGTCTGGTGGAGGGCGTCCACGTCCGCCCAGGTAAGTCCCATGACTTCGCCATATCTCATCCCGGTTCCAGCAGCTATGAGCGCAGCCAGATAGGCGGCCTGGTTCGGCAGGGCCTTGAGTGCAGCGAGCAGCCTGGCCAGCTCCTCCCGGCTGAATGCCCGAAGCTGGCGGACCCTAGCGTCCTTGATCTGCTTGACGTCCCTGGCCGGGTTGACGCCGATCAAGTGATAGATCACCCGTGCGTGTTCCAGGATGATCTTCAGCACCCTTAGAGAGTAGTTGACCGAAGCCGGAGATGTGGGAATCTGGTGGAGAGCATTGACGATGGCGGCAGGAGTCAGGTCTACGATGGGGATGTCCAGGATGGATTTAAAAGCCAGCAGGCCGGATCTGTATGACTTGATGGTGTTGTACGTAAGATTGCTACGGCGGTCCCGGGCGAACAACTCCCAGAACTGCCGAAGTGTGACTTTCTTTAAATCCGGATCGGCAGGTCCCAGACCGACCTCTTCTCTGGCCTGTTCCAGCAGCTCATCCTGGTAGCGTCTGGCTTCCCGCTGCGTTTTGAAGCCCTGCTTCGTCTTCTGCTTCCAGCGGCGGCCGACCTTATATGACAGTATCAGGCAGATAGACCCGTTTTTCTCCCGGTACGAAAATCTGTATTCCATAAAATAAGCCTCCTTTTCTGGCAAAGAGGGGGCTGGCATGGTATAATAATCATGCAAACTCCCATTGACCATGTGCGTTTGTAGAGACGTTCGGTGTCCTCAGCACCGGGCGTCTTTTTTTATTTCTTTCGCAGGACCGGATGGATGAAGATGCCTTTTCCCTGGACGTTGGCCAGATTGATAGCCTGGATGTTGTCCCAATTCCATCCTTTTACGATTTCGGCCGGCAGGGTGTAGCTGTAGACCTTATCCATGGATTCCTTGCCGTTCCGGGTGTCCGTGAGCGACGTCCGGCAGATGGTGGTGACGTTGGCGATCTTGTACGGGCTTCCGCTGGTATAGGCCGCTTTGGCGATTGTCTTAGTCAGATCCATGCACTCCTGGAGCATGATTTTCGGATCATCGATATGAGCCAGGTCCACGGTGACGTTGACGTTGGTGCTGTCTCCGGACAAGGACTGAGCCACCTGGATTTCAGATATGGAGTCATGTCCGGTCTTTAAAGCAGCCACGGCATCAGCGATTTTCTGCTGGAGCTTTCCCTCGTCCGTGCTGGTATCGATCTTGATGGACGTGACGGCAGCAGGTTTTGACTCCTGCTTTTTGTCATCTCCACAGCCGGAGACAACCAGGGAAAAGGCCAGCAGGGCGGACAGCAGAATGGTCAGTGCTTTGATTTTCATAATTTTTACTCCTTTCAGTCTTTATAAAAAATATTGATGTCAGGCGGGATCTGAAATTCATCTGACTCATGACAAAGAAATTCGGCGACCCCGGTATCTGGACAGACAAAGTCGTTTCTGGAAATGTGTCGGATTTCATGAGCGACGGCCTTCTTCCGTTCCTGATCATCCAGGGAACGGTTGACGATGATGGTAAAGCTGCCGTCACCATTGGCCACGGCGAGGGAGTTGGTTTTCTTCGGCAGATTTTGATAAGTGACAACGACAGTCATATGGATCATCTCTTTTCTTTAGCTTTCAGGCCTTCGATGACGGCCATCACAACCTTAATGTCTTCGGGGGAAAGGTCACGGGCGGCGTCAAAAAGGACTCTCTGACCCGGGGTGTCTTTGATTTCCTGAGCGATTCGAGCGGTCTCTGGGTTGAGATAGTAGGTGCTGTTTTCGTTCTTCCCCAGCAAGTAGTTCATGTCAACGTTGAAAAAGTCAGCAATCATTTCCAGGACCTCAAAGTTCGGCTCCCGTTTCCCGGATTCGTACATGCTGATTGCACTCCTGGTGAGGCCTGTGGCTTTGGCAAAATCATCCTGAGTCAATCCCCGTGATGTTCTCAATTCTCTCAATCTATCCTTGAATTTCATGGCCATCCCTCCTGTCATGGCTCTATTATATCACGAAACGTGATGGAAAAGTAGAGAAAATAGTACGAAACGTGTTGACACGAAACGTGTTGTAGGCTATACTATGCTTGTGCCACGAAAACGTGGAGAAAGGAGGCGAGTGAAGTGCCGGAACCAAAAGAAATTGGTGAACGCCTACGGAAGCTCCGTGGCGAAATCGACCGTAGCACCGTGGCTCAGAGATGCGGCATCAGCGTTTCTGCTGTGTCCATGTATGAAAATGGGATAAGGGTGCCACGAGACGAAATCAAAGTTAGACTGGCGAAATTTTACGGTAAGACGGTCGAGTCGATTTTTTATTGACCAAATCGGCCATGAAATGTGGCGAACAGAAAGGAGGCCGCTCATGGAAAAATTGGTCATGAAGGCCGATGAAGCAGCCGAGGTCCTCAACGTGGGAAAGTCAACCGTCTACGATCTCTGTGACCGTGGGATTCTTCCCCGGATCAAGAAGCTGCCGGGGCTCCGTTTCCGGGCTCAGGACGTCTATGCTCTGGCCGGGAAGGATTTATCAGAGTACAGCCCGTACCAGTACCGGAACCTGAAAACGGAGCTGGCACAGACGAAAGCGCAGCTGGCCAGAATCAAAGCAGCGGCCATGGCTCTTGTGGCTGAAATCGCAAAGGAGGATACCGATGGATGCTGAGGATTGGAAGAATTTCCGGGACAACATGCGCCTCTGGAGGCTGAGAAAGAACATCAGCACGTCCGCCATGGGAAAGGCCGTAGGCCACACTCCCGGATGGGTGAGCGCCATCGAATCCGGCGCATACGTCCGCTGGCCGAACGCCGAAGAAATGCTGGCTGTATCTAAGGTTCTGGGGCTGACCCTACGGCAAATGATCCAGCCGGTGCCGAAAGGGACGGTCCTCTATGTGAGCCCATATGAAGCGGACCGTGGGCTGGAAAACCTGGAGGCTATCAGAAAGCATAAGGGCTTGAGCAAAACCAGCTTCGCTATTTTAATCGACGTCACAGACAGCCAGTATAGCAACGTATCGAACGGGTACAGCAGCTTTGGAATCAAGACCTGGTGGAAGATTGCAGATGCCCTGGACATGGACCTGAACGTCTTGATAGGGAGGAAAGACAATGGATTATAAAGTTGACGATGAATTCCTGGACAAAGTAGATTCCCTGATTGACTCTGTTATGGAGCTTTCTCAGGCTTCCGACGCTATCAACAGCATGGGGATCGCTTTGGTGAACCTGAAAAAATTGGAACAGGTAAGGGAAAACGCTACTGAGCTCTGTGATGAGATGGAAGACGGTTTCCCCGACTACGAAGAAAGAAAGGATGACGAAGATGGAAACGAAAGTGAGACGGACGCCGAAGAAGGCACCGGTGATTGTGACGATGATTCTGATTCCGTACATCTTGATCCGGACTGCGATGGATCTGGCTTCGTGGCTTACTGATGCCACTGCCGAAGGATTCCAGGTTCTGGGGCCCCGTTTCCAGGGCATGGTCATCGGCTTTTTCGGGGCTGTAGCCCTGTTCATCTTCGCTCTCAACCTGGCGGTCTGGGGGTGACATGTATGGCGTACAAAGACAAGGCGACCGACACCAGCTACACGGTCATGGGTGGATTTGGCAAGCACCGGGATCACTTCCGGGTGATGAGCTGTCACAACGGCCACCTGCGTGTGGTCAAAGGATTCCCATGGCGGGAATCGGCAGAAGAAGCCCAGGCAGAGCTGGATTCTCTGGCTAAGAAAAACGGATGGGAGGCATGGTGATGAACGGGAAAATGATAGCGTATTTTCTTATAACGAAAAAAGCCTGGAAGGTAGTCAAGGACCCAGCTACAGGACGGTACCGGTTGCTCCGGGCTATAGAGACTGCTAGGATTTCGAAGGACTATTACAAAGAGGACTACCACTGCCGGTGCGAGGCCCAGGCCATGGCGGACTATCTGAACCGGAAGGAACGGGAAAAGAAAGGAGGAGCTGCTAATGGGGCGGGAAACTAAAGACTGTATCCATCTTAACGCTTGCCGAAGACTAAAGAAGCTCTGGGGTGTTAACAAGTCAATGAAATGTAACCTGGAATGTTCTGCCTACGTTTCCGGTGATACAGATGATTTCGTCCTTCTTGACGATGCATGTGACTTCGCTTGCTTCGGTGCGGATAGGGTCCGCTCTGGCGAGAATGAATTTAATGTTTATGCTCCACAAGATTTGGACCATGTTTCATGGACGCTTGGAGAGCTTGTTAAAGCGTTACAAAAAAAAAGACTGACCCTACTGCAATGGGATCAGCCGCTGTGAGATAAATGCCGAAATCTCATTGTGATTATATCACAGAAAGGAACCGAAATGAAATTACTCAAGCTGACCCTGAAAAATTTCAAGGGCATCCGCTCCTTTGAATTCGCTCCTGACGGACAAAACGTGTCCGTTTACGGAACCAACGGCAGCGGGAAATCAACCATTATGGATGCGTTTACGTGGCTTTTGTTCGATAAAAACAGCCATTGGGAAGCAAAATTCGGAATTAAAACTCTGGATTCCAATGGTGAAACCATTCCGAAGCTGGAACACACGGTGACGGCTATCCTGGACGACGAAGGAAAGAAAGTCTACTTGGAAAAGACATTGAAGGAACGCTGGGTGAAAGCACGTGGAACTGCCGAAACCGTCTACAACGGCAACACTACCATCTACATGGCCGGCTCCCCGGATGCTCCCGTTCCTGTTTCTTCTGCCCAGTATAAAAAGATCGTGGCCGGAATTCTGGACGAAGGACTTTTCAAGATGCTGTCAGACCCGCTCTATTTTAACGAAAAGCTGAAGACAGAGGACCGCCGGAAAGCCCTGGTGGAAATCGTGGGGGAAACATCCGATGACGATGTGGTCAAGGCTCATCCGGATCTGGAAGAAGTCCCCTCTATCCTCAATGACATGGGAATTGACGACTGCCGGAGAGGTTTAAAGCTCAAACAGCGGAAGGTTGGACAGGAGCGGGACGGCATACCGGAACGCATCGACGAGCTTTCAAGACAGCTTCCGAAATGGACAGCGGAACAGGTGGACAACGCCCGGCAGGACCTGGCATCACTGCCGGCAGAAAGAGAAGCTGTCCAGGCAGAAATCGCACGGATCCAGGCACCGGATCAGACAGCCAGGGAACTGGAAATCGAAAAAGCCAAAGGAAAAGTGAAGGATGCCAGGAAAGCCTGTGACGATGTGGCTCATCAACGGCTGCAGGTCTTTGATAAGGAAAAAGCCGAAAAGTCTCAAAACCTCCATGACCTGGAAACGAAGCATCGGGAAGCAGAAATGGACCTGACCATGTTGCTGGCCGAATCTAAAGCCACGGAAGGAAAGATGACGGAAATCGGAAAGAGCCTGGATGCCCTCCGGCAGTCTTTCGTGGATGAGAAGAAACATCCATTCGGGGAAGCAACTATCGAAAAGATCTGCCCCACCTGTGGCCAGAATCTCCCTGATGATATGGTGGAAAAGCTGGAAACCGAACGGTCCCAGAGAGAGGCTGCCTTTAACCAGGCGAAAGCGGAAAACCTGAAGGCGATTAACGAAAAAGGCATAACGCTTTCCGCCGACCTGAAAACCGCCAGCAGCTCCCTGGAAGGCTGTCACCGTGACATCGGGATGAAGAAAGCAGAAATCGAAGAGATCAAGAAGAAAATCTCTGCGATGAAACAAGAACTGGATGGCTTGACGCCGCCGGAACCTGGGGAACTGGAGAAGAATCTGGAAGCCCAGGCCGCCGAAGCCCAGAAGAAGCTGGAACGGCTCATGGCGGCACTGGATGAGGCTCCTGCTGCCGATGTGAGGCCTCTCCGGACAAAACTGGAAAGTCTGCAAGCACGGATCGACAGAGCTAAAGGCATAGAAGCCGACACGGCCCGGGGGAACGATCTCAACCAGAGGATCCAGGAGCTTCTGGGGAAGGACGGGCAGCTTGCCCAGACCCAGGCAGATCTGGAGCGGAAACTGGCCCTGCTGGACGAATTTTCCAAAACCAAAATGGACATGGTAAACGAAAAATGCAACCAGGCGTTCACACACGTCCGGTGGGTGATGTTCCGGCCGAACGTAACCAACTCCGGCTACGAGGCGTGCTGTGAAGCCACCTGGGACGGGGTCCCCTACAAGGACCTCAACACCGGCTTCCGGATCAATGCAGGGCTGGATGTGATCAACACCCTGGCCCAACGGGCCGGAAAAACGGTGCCGATCTTTTTAGATAACGCAGAATCCGTGGTGCAGCTGCTGCCGACGGACGCCCAGGTGATCCGGCTGGTGGTCAGCGATGAAGACAAGAGTTTGAGAGTTGAAAAGGAGGATTAAAAAATGGCTGAAGGCAAAGAACTGATGAACATGAGCAACAGTTTTGTTCAAAGAATCGTGAAGGAAGGCGTGGGGAACCCGGATTTCTCCGTGACCCCTGCCCAGAAGAATCTGATCCAGGGATATTTCGTGGCCATGGACCACACACTGACACAGCAGGGCATTCCCTGGAAGGATGTGATCGTTGACTACAAGCTCGCCCAGGACCTGATGGTCTGTGCCCAGATGGGCTTTGACATGAGAGCCGAAGGCATGCTCTACGCAGTGCCACGGCGGGACAACCACGCCGGTGGAAAGCAGCGGTTCACCATTCAAAAGGGCTACAAGGGCCGGGTCTTCATGGCACAGAAGTACGCTCTGGGGAATCTTTTGGACATCTCCGTCCATCTAGTCTATGAAAACGATGAATTCATCCCGCATTTCAAGGACGCCAACCACGCTTATGACACCTTCGAATTCAACCCGCCGAAGAACTGCTTCGTGGATCGGGGGAAGATGGTGGGCGGCTTCGCCTACATCAGCTATGAAAACCCCGCCCAGAACCGGCTGGTGGTCATGAGCAAGGCTGACATCGATAAGCGGAAGTCCATGGCCATGTCCACAAAATTCTGGGACAAGTGGCCGGAAGAAATGGCCATCAAGACCATCTACATCCAGGCAGCCAAAGCAGTGCCTCTGGATCCGTCTAAGATCGATGACAACTTCCGGGCCGCCCAGGTGATGGAATCCGCTGCCGATGACATGGATCATCAAGACGAAATCATCTCTGCCCAGGCGGAAGGTGAAACCATTGATGCTTCTGCTGCTCTGAACGCTTCTGGAAGCGTTTCCAGCGGAAAAGTAGAGATGCCTATGGAATCTATCGTGAAAGAAGAAAAAAACGCTCATGAGCCGAATTCTGAAGCACACGGGGCAACCAACGACATGCCCGGCATGGAGTTTTAATCATGATCAACGTTAAAACTCTGGCGACAGGGTCTTCTGGGAACTGCTTCGTTTTGAGCAAGCAAGGAAGCCGGAAAGACCTTATGGTGGAATGCGGGATCCCGATTCGGCAGATCTTGAAAGGGATCGGGTACAACCTGGGCAGGATTGCTGCCTGCCTGGTAACTCACGAACACAGCGATCATGCGAGGGCAGCTGATGCCCTCATGACCTACGGCATTACGGTGGTGGCCAGCCCGGGGACTCTGACGTCTCTGGGCATCACCCCGGGCCGTCTGTATGCCCAGGAGCTTAATCCCCGGACGCCGCTGGCCATTGACGGGGGATGGAGAGTGGTGGGCTTCACAGCCATCCATGATACGGCTCAACCTTACATGTATCTGATCCAGAACGGCGACGATATACTGCTGTTCGCCACAGATACCGAATATATTCCCTACCAATTCGGCGGCCTCACCCAGATGATGGTGGAGGCAAACTATGACCTGGACGTCATGAAAGACCGGATCATCGACGGATCCGTACACAGTTCCAGGAAAAAGCGAACCATGGAAACCCATATGGAAATCGGAACCCTGGAAATGTGGCTGAAGAAAGAGAAAGAAAACGGGGACCTGGAAAAACTGAAAGAAATCCGGCTGATCCACACCAGTGCGGCGAACAGCGACCCGGACAACTTCCGGGAACGTATCCAGAAACTGACCGGCGTCCCCGTCTATGTGGAAGGAGGAAAATGACATGGAAAAAGCCATGATTGACATTCTGTCTGTAAAAAACGATGTGGCCAATGGCTGCACCTACTGCATCAAGTACAAGGATTGGACTGGCGGCTTTTGTAAGCTGATCACGCTGGACAATCCGGAACCGGCCCGTCCTGAGTTTGACGAAGCCCTGGACGCCATGGCCCAGGATTTCTGTGACCTGGCCCAGTTGGTGCCCATGGATACGGACAGCGGGCAGGACCCGATGAAACGTGTCAGAATCTGCACCGTGGCCGTTAATCGTGGGGCGAAATCAGTCAAATGGTCCTTTACGGCGAAAATTTTCAATCCCTATACCTGCAAGTATCAAAGTGTGTCTCTGACGTCCGTCGACCAGCTGACCATCCCGGAAAGGATCATGGACGACATCGACAGACTTTACGACGAAGCGAAGCGGTACATCCGTGGCGAACGGGCCCAGCAGGTGCTCAAGCTGAACGATGAAAGGAAAGCATCATGATGGACGGACGGAAATTTGCCGCATGGATGCTGGCCATCACCATCGGCGGGGTGATCATGGCGGCGCTGATGCTGTTTCTGAGCAGCCTGATCATGCTGCTGACAACCTGACGGAAATTCCCTGGAAAGGAGGTGATGCCCATGGGAAGACCGTGGATCAAGCTGAGCACAGCCACCTTTGACGATGAAAAGATCAAACTCATTGAGCTGCTGCCGGAAGGGGACAGCATCCTGGTGATATGGCTGAAACTTCTGTGCTTTGCCGGAAAGACAGACAACGACGGAGTTTTTAAGCTGACAGAAAAAATCCCGTATAACGAAGAAATGCTGGCTGGGATATTCAACCGGAAGCTGACCACAGTCAGGACCGCATTGACGGTGTTCCAGGACTACGGGATGATGGAAGTCATCGATGGAGCTTATGCTCTGCCGAACTGGGTGAAATACCAGAATGACTCCGATGCTCTTAATAAATCTAAGGAAAAGAACCGACTACGGCAGAAAAAGTGGTACGACAAACACAAAAAGACACTTTTTGAAGCGACTTCACAAAAATCTAACGTTAGGTCTAACAATTCTAACGTTAGCCTAACGCCTACAGATATAGAAGAAGAAGTAGATATAGAAGGAGAAAACAACAATAACCGGCGGTTGCAGTCGTTGTTGTTTTACCAACAAAATTTCCATCCTATTTCTTCGGAATACGAAAAAGAACTCATTGAATCCATGGTGGATGACTACGGAGATTACTGGACGGTGAAGGCCATGAAGGAGGCCATCAAGAACAACGTCAGGAAATTGAAGTACGTCGATGCCGTCTTGAAGAACTGGAAGGAACACGGCTTCAAAAAGTCGAACTCGAAGGGGGAAACCATGGCGGACATCAAGGAGAAGATGGACGAGCTGCTACCCGATATGCCATATGACGAAGCGGCCACCAGGCGGTGGCTTTATGAGGAGGGAATAATTGATGATCTGCAAGGAAGCGATGACACTTCTGGCCGGAGCTTTTCCGACGTTCAAAACGCCACAGGCTCAGACCTACGGGGTTATGCTCAGCGACATACCGCCGGGAATCCAGCTGGAAGCAGTGAAAAACATCATCAAGACGAGCCGGTTCCTTCCGACCGTAGCGGAAATTCGTGAAGAGGCGGCAAGATTGACAAAAGCGGCTGCTCAAAAAGAAGAAATGGTCCCGGAAAAGGAATGGGAGGATGTCTATCGGAAAATCGGAAGCATTGGACCATACAGGAAACCGGAGTTTGCCTGTTCTATCACTGAAAAAACGGTAAAGGCCATAGGCTGGCGGATGCTGTGCGGATCCGATGAAGTCATGATGCCGACCCTTCGGAGCCAGTTTTTGAAAACGTTCCGGGAAATCGCTTCCCAGGAAAGGACGAAGCGGCGGATGAATCGGAGCATGCAGGAATCGAAGCTGGGACAGCTGACTGGAAATGTGCTGAAAGCACTAGAAGGAGGAAAAGAAAATGGGAGGAACACCTAGCTTGAAAGGACGTCTGGTGATCATGCACCGGACTGACTATGACGAGATTGTCGCCATCATCCACGAGGCGGACGAAGTCGAGCGGATGTGCCTGACGAACCACGACCGGACGCAGAAGGCTTTGAAGCTGCTGAAAAAAGCGACGTTTTTGGAACCGAAACCGCCGAAAGTAAGCAGTGGCAAAGATGCTTAGTCTGGCGCTGGCGGGAAGCTCACTGCTTTACTGTTTGGGAAGGAGAAAAGAAATGGATGAAAAGAAATATCCCTGGGTAGTTGTAGTGGTCGGTGACGGCTATGCTGCGGCTAGAAACGGAAAGAATGTAACCCCGGAAATGGGCTACCACTACTATGCCGAATGGCAGGATGCCCAGCAGGAAGCTGACCGGTACAACGAGGCTGAAGGCATCACGGATGCTCCGAGATTCGATGACTAAGGAGGTTGATCATGGCAATCAACGGAATCAATGGTCTGCGCTATGTGGGCGTGGGAATCCAGAAGGCGGCGGAAAGGCTGAGCCGCAACATGAGCCTTATAAGATTTTCCCCTGGTGAAATCGAGATGAATTTTTTGCAACAACTACATCTCTGCGAAAAGGCCATTAAGGCCATTAAGATCCAGAAAAAGAGAATCGAGGAAGAGCTGGAAAAGGAGGCCGATAAATCGTGCAAACGGTAAAAGAAGCCATACTGATCCTGGGTGTCGTGTGGTTTGGCTTAATGGTTGTCAGTATAATCCAGGAAATCTACTATAAATGGCAGAATCGTAAAGCTCAGAAAATCTACAATGACACCATTCGTATGCTGAGCGAAAGGATCCAGAAGCGGATTAAGAAAGACGACAAAATCCTGATTGATGTCGTAGACCAGCTTCCGAATCATGACCATCCGGAAGAAAAGGAGGAAACCCATGGAGCACGTCGACAGAATCTTTGATGTGGTGGCAAAGCATGCAGAAAAAAGGGCACGATGATAAGAGACGGGTGGCCAGGTGCTCCGGGTGCCGGTTTTTAAGCCAACAAGAGTACCAGCCATACCCGAGGCTTTGGCCATTTCTGACCTGCAAAGCGTGCGGGGATAAGGTCCTGGATCTGGCCGCATGCCCCCAGAACGTAACAAGAAGGGAGAGATAAGGATGGCGATGGAAGAGATGGACGACGATTCAGAAGCTACATGAGATACTCCTTCCACCGGAAAAAACGGTATTACAAAAACCGGAAATGGCGACTTTTCGGGAAGGAGGCATGAAAGTGAAACAGTGTGTAACCTGTAAGTATTTAAAATGGCGGATTGAGTTTGACGACAATGGGAGGCCCGTTAACGAATTTTTCTGCTACTACGAGGAACAACCCGTCAAGCTGAATGAAATTAATCAGTGCCCAAAGCCATGGGAACCGCCCGAATACATCAAGCGGATGTCCGTAGAGCGGGCCAATCTCCTGGACAAAATCAAGAAGCTGGAAGACTTTCTGGAAGACCACGACGGCATCGACATGGCGGACTCCTACCTGATGCACCAGCAGGTGTACGTCATGCAGGAGTACGTCAACATCCTGACCACCAGAATTGTACACGACACTACGAAAGAGAAGGCGAAACGAAATGAATAGAATCATCCTCCTGGGCCGACTGACCCGTGAACCGGAAGTAAAAGTCACAAGCTCCGATAAGACCACTACGACGTTCGGACTGGCCGTTGACCGGCCGTTTAAAAATCGGGACGGAAAGACCGAAGCCGACTTCATCAACATCGTGACCTGGAACAAGACTGCTGAGGTTGCTGGAAATTATCTCCACAAAGGAGAACGCTGCCTGGTGGAAGGACGGCTCCAGATCCGGAGCTACGAAGGGAAAGACGGACAGAAACACTATGTGACGGAAGTCGTAGCCGATCGATTGGAACTTATCGAGAAGAAGAAGGATAGCAGCAGCCAGAAACAGGGCTTTGAGTCCATGGGCGACGACATCACCCAGGACGTCCAGAAAGGCTATGTGACTTTTGATGAGGAGGTGCCGTTCTGATGAAAAAACAGCCGGAAAGCATAATACTCCAGGCTGTGAGAAATGCGCTGGTGCTTGATGGTTACGATGTGACCCGGCATCAGCAGGGACTGGGGAGCCGAAAAGGCTTCCCGGATCTCACAGCACTCAAAGATGGACGGACGCTGTACGTAGAGATCAAGACAGCCACAGGGAAACAGTCTCCATACCAGGTAGAGTTCCAACGTGTCTGCGAAGCCCATGGCGGCGTCTATATCCTGGCCAGATCCGTGGACGACATCAAGCCGTATCTGACACGGATCCAGAGCATGTTTTAACGCCTATGGGACAGATTGAAAGGTATCGAGGAAAGCAGATCTGTGGCATGACGGTATACGACATATCAATGGGCCATGAAGATCTCCCTGAAGAGCTGAAGAAAGCAGGAAGACGCTTCGGATTTCCGCCGGACGCTTCCACGGGAGACTGGATCCGGGCCGTCGTGAGCAAGGACGGATTGAATTTTTACCTGATTGATCTTAGGTGGACGCCGGACAACGGCAACGAATGCATGGCGTTCAAAACAAACGCCGCCGGAACGAAGATGGGAAAAGCCGTCTACTGCGCCCGGACGAGTGCCGTTGATTTTCGAAATTTCTGCCTGTGCATCGGGCAATTCGGAGGGGGGCTGACAACGTGAACGAAATCAAAGAGAGACTGCGAGCTATCAGCAAACATGCGAAGGCACTGGAAATCAAGGCTGACTATCTGGCAGCTAAGCTCCATCCAGGAGCCGACGAAGAGACCGTCCATGACGCTCTACTGAAGGGCATCGGCGGTGTGAGCTTAACCAGGGAAATCCTGAAGGTGGATGAAGACGGACTCAAGAAGGAGCTGATGAAGCTTTGATCGGGAAGGAATACAAGCTCAGCTTTCTGGGGAGATTCCTGAAATGCGACGAATGCGGCCAGACGTTTTATGAAGGATTCCGGCCGAAGGTGCCGTGGAAGATCCGGGAGAACGGGAAGGTCAGGCATTTTTGCAGCTACACCCGCATGATGCGATACGAGCGGCGAAAGGAGCGGAAAAGAAGATGAACCCATGTAAGGAATGCGAGCTGTCCTATAGGCATGGCGGTAAAGATGGCGCCTGGATGTGCAGAGGCGTTTCGCCGGCGGAACCGGCTGACAACTTTAACCATGAGGCATGTGAGGCCTTTCGGAAAGAGCACAAGAAGGGAAAAATTTTCACTGAACTCTATCAAACGGGGAAAAACGTCATTGACCATCCAGATCACTACTGCTGGAAAGGGGAAGAGTGCATCACTCTGATACGGATTATGTGCCGTGGAGAAGAAGGTTTTGATGGCTACTGCAAGGGAAATGTGATCAAATACCTTTTCCGAGAAGTGAAGAAGGGCGGCATCGAGGACCTGAAGAAGGCCCGTGCCTATCTGGATCTGCTGATCAACTACAGAACTGGAAAGAAGGCGGCCAATGAGTCCTAAAGAATATCTCTACCGGATCCGGAACATGAAGCTGGAAGTCGAAGCCACGAAGAACGAACTGCTGGAGCTCAAGGCCAGCATGGACGGGGTCCGAGCCATTGACACCACCAAAGATCATGTGGATGGCGGGAAGCCCGTTGACATGGCAGACGTCATGGACCGCATCGAAGCTGTAAAGGAAAAGCTGACACGGCAGCTCAGTGAGCTCATGACAGAACGGGACAAAGCACGGGAAATCATTGACTCCATGCCAGAGTCGAAGTGGGTCAGCTACTACCGATACGTTTTGAAGGAACGCTATCTCCTGGGGAAAAGTTGGGAGATGATTGCAGTCGATATGAGCTACGGCTACAGAAATGTTCTCTATCTTCACGGGAAGGCACTCCAAGAGTTCGGAAAAACCTTTCATAGATTTTCACACTCTTGACATGGTATGATGTATTCGTGAAAGTTAGGCAAGGCTGAACAACCGCACCTGAAATGCGCCGATGGTCAGCGCCTGACTGCTTGCCTGCCTTTCGCCCATGATACCTCCTTTCTGTAGACAGTGAGAACCGGAAATCGCCTCCACATTTCGTGGGGGCTTTTTTCGTGGGAGAAATTTTGGAAATGATTTTTCGGAGGCGATTTTCATGGCGAAAAGTTTTTCAAAACGATTCTATGCTTCAAAATCCTGGAATGATCTGGCAAGACTTATCCGGGAGCAAAAACATTTTATCTGCGATAAGTGCGGAAAACCTGGAGCTACACAGGTCCACCACATCATCGAACTGACGCCGGACAACATCAACAATCCGAGCATCAGCCTCAATCCACGCAACCTCATGCTGCTGTGCGCCGACTGTCACAACAAAGTGCATCATCGGTTCGAGCAGAGTGCTGGCTCAAGGAGCTACACATACGACTCAACGGGGCATGTGGTGCGTGTCACGGAACGTCACAAATTCAAGTGACACCCCCCTATATCTCCATTTTTTCAAGCGACATGCGGACCCGAGGGGCTCTCTTCCGTAAGAAAAGTTCGATTTTCGAGCCCCGGTGGCAAAACGTTCATGAAAGGAGGAATGGCCAATGGCCAAAATGACTGCGAAGACCACACGAACGAGAAAGATTAACGCCTACGTCCGGCAGCTGTCACCGCTGCTGGACCGGTGCGACGATGATCAAAGAAAAAGCATCCTAAAAATCCTCATCGACAAAATCGCATATCTCACGGTTTGTCTGGAAGAAACAAAAGACATCACAGTCCGAGAAGGAACGGTGGTTGAGTACAACAACGGCGGAGGGCAGGCTGGAATCCGGGCCCATCCTGCTGTCCAGGTCTACACCCAGTACAGTAAAACCCTGGCTGCCGACCTGAAGCAGCTCCGGGAATTCCTTCCTGAAGAAGAGAAAAAGAACGACGAACTGACCGCATTCTTGAATCAGCACCCGACCAAATGACGACGGCGATTGAGGTCTACAACCGGAAGCTTCAGTCCGGAGAAATCCTGGCCTGTCAAAAACTGAAGGCGGTCTATCAGCATCTGGCCTGGAACATCCGGAAGCCCGGTAAGTACCACTTCTCACCGGAAATGGCGGAACGGGCAGTGAATTTCATCGAATCGTTCTGCTGCATCCCGAAGATGCGGGGAACTCCGCCTTTCAAACTGGAGCTCTGGCAGAAAGCCCTGGTGGAAGCAGTCTTCGGCTTCGTCGATGATCAGAACCTCCGGCAGTACCGTGAAGTTTTTCTTTTCATCGGGAGGAAAAATGCAAAGTCCATACTGGGTGCGGCTATGGCTCTTTATCTGTTGCTGGCTGATGGCGAAGATGCACCGGAAATCTACACGGCAGCCACCGACCGTTCCCAGGCGAAAATAGTCTGGGAATACGCCAAAATCATGATCGCCCACAACGATGCTCTGAAAAAATATCTCAGGCCGAAAGTCAATTTGATTGAATGCAAGCAGAACCTGGGGAAGTTCGTTCCGCTGTCGAAGAATTCCGGAGACCTGGACGGGCTCAACGTTTCAGCGATGTTTGTGGACGAACTCCACGCCATCAAAGACCGGAACATGTATGACGTCCTGAAGGGCGGCACCTACGCCAGATCCCAGCCGCTGACGGTGATCATGTCGACGGGCGGCTACTACGAGCAGGACAGCATCTTCGACACGAAATACAGCGAATACATGAGCATCATCGACGGATACAGTTCCGGACGGTATGTAGATGAATCCACGCTGCCGATCATCTATGAACTGGATTCCAAAGAAGAGGTCATAGATCCGGTGAACTGGGTCAAAGCCAACCCGAACCTGGGCGTTTCGAAGAACCCGGAACAGCTGGAAAGAGAGTTCAATAGGGCCACTCTGGACGAAAAAACCATGCGTGACCTGCTGGTGAAGCAGTTCAACTTCCGGGAAAATGCCAGAGACACCTTCTTCAATCTGGAAGATGTGGAGAACAAAGAGACCTTCAACCTGGAAGATCTGAACGGTATGTACTTTTTCGGCGGGGTTGACTTATCCGAAACCACAGACCTTACCTGTGCGACGGCTGCCTTTCCCGTCAACGACACGGAAACGGACGAACCCAGGCTCATGGTCCATCAGATGTACTGGATACCGGAAGATACTCTCCGGGAACACATCGAAAAGGATAAAGTTCCGTATGATGTCTGGATCCGTGACGGATGGGTGCGGACCTGCCCCGGTAATGTCATCGATCAAAAGGCCGTGGTCAGCTGGTTCCAGGAACTCCAGGGAACCTACAACGTCTATGCCTACAAAATCGGCTATGATGCCTACAATGCCCAGTATCTTACCAAAGATCTGGAAGAAAATTTCGGCCACGATCTCTGTGAGAAAGTGAACCAGAATTTCAAGGGCCTGTCATCCCAGATGTACTTATCAAAAGCATGGTTCAAGAAGCGGAAAATCGTGTACAACTACAATCCTGTCCTGCTGTGGTGTCTGCTAAACACCGAGGCGGTCACGGACACCCAGGGCAACGTGAAACCCTATAAAAACAGAAACCTACGGAAACGCATCGACGGCTACAGCAGCCTGCTGGATGCGTTTTGTGTTTATCTGGACCATAAGGACGAAATCTAGGAAGGAGGTGAGACTATGAAAGGAATCCTGAGAAGTGCTTTCGACAACGTGTTCGGTGGCACCAAAGAGCCAAAGACAACCACGCAGTTCCAAATGATCAATGGCTGGAGAAACGTCTTCGTCCCCATGGAAGACTACTCAAAAGACATCCTGATCAAGACCTGCATCGACAGGGTGGCCACCCATGTGGCGAAACTGCACCCGAACCATGTAGTGATGAAGAAGGGAAAGAAGCAGCCAGCGAAAGACAGCCAGCTCCAAACCCTGCTGGCCCTGTCACCGAACCCGTACATGAACGCCTACAGCTTCCTCTACAACCTGGCCACGAAAGTAATCGCCAACAAAAATGCCTTTGCCTACATCAAAAGGGATCGGCAGCGGAATGTCATCAGCTTGTGGCCCATGGAATATCAAAGCTGTGAAGCCAGGGAAGATGATCACGGAAATCTCTACATCATGTTCCGATATGGCGGCACCCATTCCACCAGGACGATCCCCTACACGGATCTGATCCATCTACGGAATATGTTTCAGCAAGGGGAAATTTTCGCCGATACCGACGACAACCTTTCCACCCACATGGCCATGCTTACCAAGCTAGAACAGAGCTTCGACAACGTGGTGGAGAATTCCGGCCGGATCCGTGGCATTGCTAAGATTGCCGGCCAGGCGGGAACGGAAGCATGGAAAAGCAAAGCAAAAATGCTCAACGAAAACCTGAAGGACCCTGCCCAGGGCGGAATGGTGGTCACCGACGGCACCATGGAATTCACGCCGGTGGACAGCGAGCCGAAGGCTGCCGATACGGCCCAGCTGGAATTCGTTCGAGACACCATCTATCACTACTTCGGAGTTTCTAAGCCCATTGCCGAAGGTGTCTACGACGAAACGGCATGGAGCGCCTTCTTCGAATCCGTCATCGAGCCGTTTTCCATCCAGATGAGCCAGGAATTCACCCGGAAGCTCTTCACACCGGCAGAAATTTCCGCCGGGAACGAGATTGTGTTCGACGCCAACCGGCTGACCTATGCCAGCACGGACACCAAGGTGGAGCTGATCCGGCAGCTTCGTCCTCTGGGCATCCTGACCACCAATCAGAGCCTGGAAATCATGAACCTGCCGCCCATCGCTGACGGTGACGACCGTGTCCAGACACTGAACGTAGCGAACACGGACATCGTGAGCCAGTATCAGCTGAACCAGGCCAACGACCCACCGAAAGGGGGTGAGAAAGATGAAGGATCAACTGACGATTCGGAAGATTGATGTCAAACCGACGGACGAAGACATGATCATCGAAGGCTATGCTGCCGTCTATGATGTTCCGACGGTCCTCTGGACCGATGATGACGGCACCCAATACAAGGAAGTCATAGAAAGAGGCGCTTTTGCCGGTGCTGACCTGTCCAATGTGGTGTTGAGATACAACCACAGCCCGGAAGGCATGGTCCTGGCACGGACCACCAACGGAACCCTGACGGTGACTCCGGACGCCAATGGGCTGAAAATCCGGGCAAAACTGGCACCGACTACGGCCGGGAAAGACCTTTTCACCCTCATAAAGAGGGGGTACGTGAGCAAAATGAGCTTCGGGGGCTACTCCCAGGAGGTGGATTATGATCTGGACAACCACATGCGGCACATCAAGACCATGCGGAACCTTTTTGACGTATCTGCCGTTGATTTTCCTGCCTATGAGGCGACCTCCCTAGCGGCCGTCCAGCGAAGCTTCGAAGAAGCCAGAAAAACTGAACAAAATCTGATTGAAGAGCGCATGCGGATCCAGATCGCAGCGCTTTTTTAATGCCTGAAAAAAGAAAGAGGGAATGCTTAATGACTATCACTGAAATCATCCAGAAAAAGACTGAGCTGCTGGAACGTTCCAAGACGGCCACCGTAGAGCAGCTGAAGAACATTCAGAAAGAAATGGAAGGCCTGAACGTAGAACTGAAGAAGGCCCAGGAAGATCAGCAGGCTGAACTGCTGAGAAACCAGATTGCCGGGGCCATGGACAATGGCGCCTATGCAGGGAATCCCCTGGACGGGGTTTCCAAACCCAAGAAAGCGCCCATTATCAACGCCAAAACCTTCGCCAGCACGCCTGAATACCGGCAGGCCTTTATGGACTACGTGCTGGAAGGGAAGATGGACCCCATGTTCCGGGATGTGGCCACCACGTCCAACAACGGCGCAGTGATTCCCGTTCCCGTGCTGAACGAAATCGTTGAAAAGATGATGAAGTACGGGAATATCCTGCCCCTGGTTCGTCATCTGAACTACCCGGCAGGTATGACCGTCCCCACCTCCACCCTGGAAGCTACTGCTAAATGGATGACTGAAGGCGGTTCCATCGCTCCGGATGGGAAAAAGACCCAATCCATTGCATTTGCCGGCTACCAGCTGGCTGCTGCCGTTGGTCTGACCTTCCAGGCGCAGATTAAATCCATGGCCATCTTCGAACAGGCTCTGGTTCAGGACGTATCCAAGGCCATGACCATCGCACTGGAACAGGCCATCATCTCCGGCGATGGGTCCGGCAAACCTACCGGTATCACCAAAGCCACCACTCCGATTGCACCGCTGGCTGTCAAGGACCCTGATTATAAATTCCTGATCAAGATCCTGAAAGCCATTCCTTCCGCCTACAAGAGCGGTTCCGTCCTGGTAATGAACGAATCCACCTTCCTGGACATCGCTGGGATCACCGACACCTCCGGCCAGCCCATCGCCCATGTGAACTACGGTATCGACGGGGCTCCTACTGCCAGAATTCTGGGCAAGCCCGTGGCCTTTACTGACTTCCTGCCTTCTCTGGATACTGCCGAAGCCGGGAACACCGTGGCCTTTGCTTTCGACCTGAACAAATACATTTTAAACGTGGCCTATGCCATGGATCTGGTGTCCTACATCGACAATGCGACCCGGAACCGCATCTTTCAGTCCGTGGGCCTGTACGACGGGAAAGTCGTCGATGCAAACGGCCTGGTGCTGATCAACAAGGCGGGGGCCTAACCCTCTCCCGCCTCTTTTGAGGAGGGAAGAGAATGGAACTCAAAGATTTCAAAAACTATCTCCATATCGACGACGATCTGACGGAAGATGATGCCCTAATCCAGGATCTGATAAAGGCCGCAAAAGAATACATCGAGAACAGCACGGGGAAGGCCTGGACAGAAAACGACGGTTCTTCCCTCATGGTGACCTGTGCGAAGCTCCTTGTTGCTCATTGGTATTCTGACCGGACGCTGGTGTCTAAATCCAACGTCCAGGAATTTAATCACAGCATCACCAGCATGCTTCGGCTGATCGAGATGTCGGATTCCTATCCAGAAAAGGCGGTGAGCGGAACATGATCAACAACCCTGGCCTGCTGAACCGGAAGGTGACCATCTACCGGCCAACCGTGGTGGAAGGGGATGACCTGGACACCCAGAAAGACAGAGTGCTCTTCCAAAATGTCTCTGCCTGGATCTCCCCTGTGCGGGGCATCCAATACAAAGAAGACGGGACCGACCGGAACGATGCCACGGTGAAGATCACGATCCGCTACCGAAAGGGAATCACGGATGGCTGCTGGGTCAGCTACAAGGACCATCACTACCTGGTGTCCTGGATCGCCGACCCTGATATGCTCCATGAATCTCTGGAACTGATGTGTGTGGAACGGCTTCGTGGGGATCCGCCCGAGTCGGAAAAAGACGGATGGGAGCCCTGACCATGGCTGATTTCACGATTAAAGGCATGGAAGAGCTGAACGCCGACATCCTGGAAGCGGCCCAGCACTACCCGAAAGAGGTGGAAAAGCACCTCAAGAAGACGGGTGATGTGTTGAAAAAGAAAGCCATCGAGAAAAGCCCGGATTCCGGGGCCAATCATAAGCGAAAACTCAGCAAGTCCTGGAAATCGGAAATCGATGGCATAACCGTGGACAGCCTGGAATATCAGCTCCGGAACACCTCACCACACTATCACCTGGTGGAACGAGGTCACAAGATGGTCACCCGGAAGGGAAGGGCCATCGGCTTCGTCCAGGGGCGGCATTTCTTCGAGAAAGCGTGCGACGAGTTCGAATCGTCCGATGAAGTCGGGCAAGAAATGGAGAGGTTTGTGACAGAAATCCAAAGGAAGATTGCTCATGATTGACGACACCGACATTTTAAAGGCCGTCAGAGCTCAACTGAAGGCGGCATGGCCGGACCTGGACGTGAACCTGGACGATGTCCAGCGGTCCTTCCGGCTGCCGTGCTTCTTCCTGCGATTCTATGAGCTGGACAGCCCTCAAATGATTTACAGCAGGTCACTGAAAAGGTCCTGCACACTACATATTGATTACTTTACACAGAAGAACCGGAATTCCGCCGTGGATCTCTACAAGGTCCGCCGCCGTCTCCGGGAACTCTTCACGTTCGGTCTCCGTGTGGGCGACCGGGTTTTCAACTTCGATGGCATCTCCACCGAAACGAACGGAAAAGAAGCGGACATTCTATCCGCTACACTGACATTTTCCTTCTACGACACCATCGATGATACGGAAACCGAACCGCCCAGTATCGGTACCATCAAGCAAACTATGACTCTCAAGAAGGAGTGAGAAAATGGCTCAAAAAGCACCTAGCGTCATCGTGACGTTTAAGGAACGTGGAATCACGGCCATCCAGCGCAGTCAGCGTGGCATCCTGGCCATGATCCTGACGGAAACCAAGCCGCTGGATCCGCTGACCATCTACTCTGTAGACGACATCCCCGAATCCGGGCTGTCTAACGATAACGTCGAACAAATCCAGCTGGCCCTGAAAGGCTACCAGACCAGCCCCAGAAAAATCCTGGTATATACCGTAAAAGACACCAGCTATACGGAAATCCTCAAAACGCTGGAAAACGTCCGCTTTGACTGGCTGGTTATCCCCGGGATCACCGCCGAAAATGCAGAAACCGTCTCCAGCTGGATTAAATCCATGCGGACCGTCAAGGACAAGGCTGTGAAGGCCGTCCTGCCCAACGAGGCCGCTGACTTCGAAGGCGTGGTGAATTTCACCAATACAAGCCTTCAGACGAAGACAAAAACCTATACGGCTGCCCAGTACTGCTCCCGTGTGGCCGGCATCATCTGCGGCACGCCCATGACCATCTCCTGTACCTACGCCCCGGCTCCCGAGCTGATCGCCTGCGACAGCTATACCATGGACGAACGGGACACCAAGGTGGGCAAGGGAGAACTGTTTTTCTTCAACGATGGCGAGAAAATCAAGATCTGCAAAGGCGTCAACTCCTATGTGACTACGGTCCAGGGGAAACTGAATTCCTACCAGAAAATCAAGCTGGTGGACCTGATGGACATGATCCATGATGACATCAAGCAGACCGGACATGACTCTTATATCGGGAAGTATGCGAACAGCTACGACAACCGCTGTCTGCTGGTGACCGCCATCAACGGCTATTTCCACGAGCTGGAAAAAGAGGGCCTCCTGGAAGCTGGAGGAAACAAGGCAGAAATCGATATTGAAGCCACGAAGAACTATCTGGAAGTGAACGGGAAATACACCCGAGACGAGCTGGAAAGCATGTCTGATCTGGCTATCAAAAAGGCCAACATCGGCGAGAATGTGTTCATTAAATCCACTATTTCCATGCTGGATGCCATCGAACACATCGAAGTAGCTAACGTGATTCAGTAAGGAGGTGATCATCAATGCACGAAGTTGATGCGCAGAATGTTGTATACGGCTCCTACGGGCAGATCTGGCTGGATGGAGATGAAATCGCCGAAATCATCTCCTGCAAGGCTACGCTGACCGCCCAGAAGACGGCCATCAAACGCAGCCGCCACCTGGTGGACGCTTATAAAACTACCGGCTACGAAGCCAAAGGTGCGCTGAAAGTCCATAAGGTTAACAGCTATCTGATCAAGAAGCTGGCACCGGCCATCAAAGCCGGAAAGCAGGTGAAGTTCACCCTGGTTAGCAAGCTGGACGACCCGAACGCCCTGGGCGCTGAAAGAATCGCTCTGTATGGCGTGCTGTTCGATGCCGTGGATCTGATCAACTGGGAGCTGGGAAAAGTCGGAGAAGAAAGCCAGAATTTCACCTTCGAGGACTTTGAGCTCCTGGATCTGATCGATGAAACCTAAGGAGGACTAAATGAGTGTACTCTCTCTGCTGCTGAATGCAGACGCTAAGAAAATCGAAGAAAAGAAAACCGTCAAGATGGAAATCCCCAGGCTCTCAGCAGCCCTGGGGGCTCCTTTTGAACTGGAACTGCAACCGATTGACCCGGAACTTTATGCACAGATTCAGGAAAGCGCCGTGAACCTGGACAAAAAAGGACAGCTGAAGAACATCGACAGCTATGCCCTGTCCGTCCGTACCTGCGTGGAAGGCATCAAGGAACCGTCCATGAAGAACAAGGACCTGATGAAGAAGTTCGGAGCCGCCACGCCGAACGACCTGGTGAAGAAACTGTTCCTGTCTGGTGAAATCAGCGACATTGTCCAGAAAATCAGCCAGGTTAACGGCTATACCAGCCAGGAAGAAACGGATGAAGCTGTAAAAAACTGATAGAGACGGACGGGGAAGTGAAACGGCTCTACTTTCTTTTCCGTTTTCATAAAATGGACCCATATCTGGTGGAAAAAATGCCACTCCGCCGGAAACAGGTCCTACTGGCGTTTGCTGCCTACGAAATAGCGGAGAGAAACGCCGAAATCGAATCTTTCAAGAAAGGAGGGGACGATCATGGCACGAGTCATTGATGCAATCATCCGGCTGCACGATCAGTTTAGCCCGGTGCTGAAAAAAGTCAGTAACTCTATGAGCGAAACAGAAAAACTGACCAACCGCTTCGGGAAAAACCTGAAGGACATAGGTGGAAGCATGAGCGCCGTGGGCTCCACTGTATCCATGGCCATGGCCCCGATTCTGGCGGCATCAACTGCCGGACTGAAGCTCCACTCTGACTTCGAGCGGGGCATGGCGAAGGTGTCCACGCTGATTGACACCAACGTGGTGAGCCTTCAGAAACTGTCAAACGGGATCCGGCAGATTTCCGATGAAACCGGCATGAGCGTTACGGAGCTGGCTGAAGCTGAATACCAGGCCATTTCTGCTTCCGTGGACACGGCCCATGTTACGGACTTCGTCAGAACGGCAGCAATCGCCGCAAAGGCTGGCTTCACGGACACCACGACGGCCATCGATGGACTGACTACGGTCCTCAACTCCTATGGCATGAGCGCAGAAAATGCCGGGAAAATCACTGATCAGATGCTGATGGCGCAGAACCTAGGCAAGACAACCTTTGGTGACCTTGCTCAAGGCATCGGTTCCGTGGCTACGGCGGCCAGCCTGGCTAAAGTAAGCACTGATGATCTGTTCGCTTCCATGGCCATCCTGACTAAAAACGGCGTGCAGACGTCCGAAGCGTTCACTGGTTTCCAGGGGATACTGACGGCAGTGTCCAAGCAGAGCACCCAGTCCGTCAAGACGGCTGCTGCCCTGGGACTCAATTTCACGCCGGAACATCTGGGGCAAGTCGGGTGGATCAAATTCCTGGAAGAAGTCAAAGAAAAGGTAGGCGATGATCAGACAGCCATCCAGCATCTGTTCGGACGTGTCGAAGCTGCGAACGCCTTTAAAGTGCTGACCAAAGACATGGGGCAGCTGAAAGACGCCCAGAGAGCTATGGGTGACTCCATGGGAGCCACAGAGCTAGCATTTAACAAAATGCTGACTCCGGCAGAAAAGAACAAAATCGCCATGAACCAAATGAAGAACGCCCTCATGGATCTCCGTGGTGTCGTCGCTCCTGTGGTCATGGCTACAGCCCAGGCTGTAAAAGCCTTCACTGGATGGTGGAACGGACTCAGCGACGGGCAGAAAACCTTCGTGGTCCATGCCATTCAGGCCGTGGCTGCCTTCGGCGCAATCGCTCTGGCCACCGGCAAGGCCATCAGTGCACTGGGGCGGTTCAGTATCTTCGTCAGCCGCCTGCCCCGCACTTTCAAAAACATCCAGAGTGCTGCTTCTATCATCGGGAAGGCGTTTAGCTTTGTCCCTGGTCTGATCCGGACCGTTGGAGGCGGCTTCCTGCGTCTGGCTGGCATCGTAAAAACCGCAATGAGCGGGATTGCTGCTGCCGTTGCCGCTAACCCCGTTTTCTTCGCTCTGACCGCCCTAGTGATCCTTCTGGTAGTGGTCTACACCCACTGGGATGAGATCGTAAGCTACGTAAAAACCAATTTCCCCCAGGTCTATGCAGTGGTCACCAGTGTGGTGTCCAACGTCATGGCCAAACTGGGAGCTCTGATCGACTGGATCACGGGGACACTGATCCCGATGTGGACCAACGGCTGGAACACCATGAGGGCCATCTTCGAGGGTGCCTTTGACGGGATCTCTATGATTGCCCACCGGGCTCTTGACTGGATCCTGGACAAAATCGAAAGCATCAAGAGCGCCGTTTCCGGGCTCCATCTGCCCAGCTTCAGCGGCCACGCAACCGGAACCATGGGGCTTCCTGGCGGACCCACCACGATCCATGAACAGGGACCTGAGCTGCTCGACCTGCCGACCGGCACCCGGATCGTCCCTCACTCCGAAAGCCTGAAACAGGAGTATGCAAGAGGCCGAAAAGAAGGCAGCGGAAAAGGCGGTATGAGCATCACTATCCCGAAGCTGGCTGATCAGATCGTAATCCGGGAAGACGCCGACATCGACCGGATCATGGATAAGATGGTCTTCCGGCTCAAGCAGTACGGGATCAATCAGATGGAGGGGGCAATCTAATGGCAAACGAATTTTGGAGCGGCCTGGTGGCTGGCCTGGTATCCGGAAACGTCAACTCCGTGATCCTGAGTGCCAACGGGGACTCCCTGACGCTCCCTATCATGCCGGAAACGGTGGAAACCAGCGTAAGCCAGAACAACGGAACGGTGACCATCAACGGAGATGGTGACTACAACATGACGGGAAAGACGGGGCTCCACGAAATCAGCCTGGATGGGATTTTCCCGGCCCAGAACTACAACTTTGTGGACGTGACCCCGGACAGCCCGGAGGACTACGTCTATAAGCTGGAAAACTGGCGGTCCACGGCCCAGGTGGTACAACTGACCGTCCCGGACAGCCCCATCGACCTGCCGTTCCTGATTGAATCGCTGAAATACGGCTACAAGGATGGAACCTACGACATCTATTTCAGCATTTCCTTCAGGGAGTACCGCTACATCGCCGGCATCTCAAACGACAAAATCAACGGACTTACCGGCCTCAAATCCCGTCCCGACACCATGGTGGGCACCGGCGGGATCATCGGCACCACTGCCAAAAGCGGGACGGATATGGCCGGAAATATTGGCCGGGCCATCGGCAGCGCAGTGAGAAGAGGCACCACTTCTCCTATGGGCTGCATCGAGGCGGCCAT